CTGAAGTCAACCTGCCCCAAGGGAGATGCGGAGTCCCCTTTATGTTACAGATACTTATGCACCGTATCTGAGAACTTAAAACTGCCTATCGATGATTTAGCCACAAGACTTCTCATACGACTGTGTCCGGCACCACCAACACTGATGGTACCTTTCTCTAATAGGTCGGCGTAAAATTCTATTAGACCCTTTAAGGATATTTTGTTATCCTTAGTGTGAAGGTTTCGCATATGTCGTGCTCCTCCCTGCTATGTTGTACCACATCGCATACAACTGTTTCTTTGACATCTTCTGGTATCTAGATTTCGGTGTGCTTGGATACCGTTTCGTGAAGAAGTCAACTAATTGATACTTATAAGACCAAGGACATCTAACATAATAATCTCTCATTAGTTATCTCCAGCCTAACATTCCCTTGTTACTCCATCCCTTACAGAGTCTCTTCTTTTTATAAGGGTGAAGCAACTCAGGAACGCCGCCTTTACCATCTGAGTCGTGGCGACGTTTATTCTTAATTCTCCCGAGTTTCATATCTTATGCTCCTTTACTCTTGGTGAATGGCATTACTAATTTACCTAAGGCGTTTGCCATTACCTTACGCAACTCTTTGGGTGCAGGACGAGAATCCTGTCTGGTATATATACAATGTAAATGATTATCGAAATCATTACTACTTAATATAATACCAGAAGCCGTAGTTTCAAGAAGGCTCCTGTTTGGATGCCAACTACTATCGTTTGAAACTATTACTCTTTCCCACAACTCTTTACCACCTGTATAAGTCATCCCGTGTGTGAGTCTGGGTTGCCAGAAGAAACGATTATGGAATAATTCCCAAACAATGGGTTCAAACTCATCCCAATCATAATCTTCCCAAGCGTATCCGGCATACTGTTCCATTACCTCAATCATCGTCAAATCGTCTTCGATGCAGGTCCCAGATATGATACCGTAAACTTGCGATAGTTTTACATCTCCCCTTAGTATGCTCGCAACACACATACTTAGAGATGTCCCAATAAATAGTCTCATAGTTTGCTCCTTTCGACTGGTTAGTTATTGGTTAAAATCTTGCCGGGTTTAGCCCCCCGGCTGGGCAGTGATATGTATTACATTCCGTTCATTAGTCAACCTCCTTATAATAGTTTTGGATTGTTGTTAATTCATTGGTGCCAAGGCTTTCCAACCTAACTCTTGCGTCTGCAGTACGTTGAGTATCAAGTTTTAGGCACCGGGATATAATCACGATTCGATGTAGTTCGGACGACACTGACGACAGTCAACAGTCCCCGATTTAAACTCCGTCTTTCGTATTACCTTTCGGTATAAATCACATTCATAATCTCTTCCATTGTGAAACACATCATTCAGCTTTTCAGCTATTTCGAGTGCACCTAATGAATGTTTGTAAGGCGTCCAATCAATGACATCCTTACAAGATTTGCAGTACCATATTACATTCATAAAACCTCCGAAGTTTTACTATAATAAAGGACACCAGACAAACGACAACTGTTAGTAGGTGTGATAAAATAATACCCCCCTGCGTGGGCAGAGGGGCATTATTCAAGAGAGTCTATTGACTAAAGGCAATAGGCTTGGGAGGTGGCTTGTAGTAATAACGCATTACTGCAGGTCCCTTCTCAGACTCTGGAAGCAGTTCTGGTTCCAAAGTCCTCGTGTAAGCGACTTCTGGTACAAAGTTGACGTCTCCGACGGCTTCTTTGCAGATGTGAGCTACCGTTTCAGCAGTCAAGACTGCTGGTAATTCGGCAGAATCTATCTCCGCATAGATTCGTAACGAAACACTTGGAAGTTGCTCTCCAGTATGGAAGTTAACTTTCCGAGGGTCTTCGACGAAGGTACTTGATTTGACATCATATGCACCGTAGGCACTATTACTAACCGACCGGATTAGGTATTGTGATTCACTCATAAGGTCTCCTTATTATGTTAATTGAATATGACTGAATGTCATATCATCTGCTCCTGCGGAGCAGGAGCAAGCAGGGGATGGAGGCAGTACCCCACGATATGGTGAGCCACATAGGTGGTCGTAACGAAGCTAATCGTGAGGGACGAGCGATTCGACTGAGTGCGACCCCCTAGGGGGTGAAACCAACGGGGGTACGCCAACGTGTATACCACGTACTCCCATTCTACAGTAAGTTTTGAAATGTTTTTTTATTTTTTATTAGTAACTTCAGATATGAGTAATATGCCAATAATAGTCTCTTTATTATTATTATTCAGTTATCTTGGTAAAGAAGAGGTCGATACACCACTGTTTGTAGACCCTTCTGAGGAGGTAGTAAACACAGTATTTGAAGAAGTTGCTGATACATCAGGTTATCACCACTGGTACATTGATATGAACTATGGTGAAAACTGGTGTTGGAAACACAATGTTCAGGAGGTTGTTACACCATTTATTAGAATTGCTGACTTAAATAAAATAAAGTTAGACTAATAAAATACACTAATATCAGTAGCCCTTTATAATAAGGCATTTACAGCTACTTATATAAAGTAAATGATAACTATTGTAACTTAATAAAAAAGGTTTTACATTTTTATTAATATTTAGCACTAGTTGTTACTTAACTATTTATTAAGGGGTAGTTTCGCACTATGAAGGGTACATTAGATAAGTACTTAACAAAGAAAGGTAAGTTAGATTACGACTTACTTTACAAAGACCTTGCTGATATGCGAGGTTTTAGAGCTGAGGAGCGTCGTGGAATACTGTATAAGGAGGTTACCGATGCGTACAATACTTACAAACTGGATAAAAGTGTTTCTTTTAATTACGGAGCTAATGCTACTGAAGATAAGGTTCCATTGGAATCGTCTAATGAGGCTCTTGATAAAGGGGTATTAGATGAGGACTATATAATCTCTTATTTAAATAAGTATGCTAATAGTGAGTTCATCAGGGCTACTGATGAGTACTCTAGGTACGATGCAGAAGAAGAGAGATATGTAGCAGAAATTAAGATAAGAAATGCAGATTATACCGATTGTCTTATAGAATATGATAAATTTGACAATAATATGGAATATGCAGGTGAAGTAGATAAAGAGTTCCTTTACATAGTAGCTACAAATACAGATATATACGTATTTAACATCTCTAAACTGCATAAAGAAGGTTATAATTTTAAATGGGAGTGGAAAAGCTTACCTAGAAACTCTCATTTTGGTGGATATAATGATAAAATAGAGAAACAGGTGGGTTATATCAACTCGGATAAAGCTAGTGTACGTTATAACCATAAATCATAAAGATATAGGACCCACCGATTACAAAATCTTTCTCTCAGGAGAGGCACTCAAAGAAGATATAGACTTTGAATACTGGCAAGACGCTGAAGAAGGGCAATATGCACTGACAGATGACGGATATGTAGCCAAAATCATAAGTAAAAAGGAGTATAAGGATGAACAAGATAGAATATCCTTTTATTATAGGATGCCTTTTGGTTATATTATGTGGAATCCTAAGTATCCAAGCAAAAAGTTTAATTGTGGTGGTAGAGTTGCTAACAATACTTTTACTGGGAAGAAGTGGTTAGAGGTAAAGACAAAGTCTGAGCCATATCAAGCATTGGCTATGTGGGCGGCTATGACTGAGGATAGAGATGTTGCCATTGACCAAGTATTCGGTAGTGTTAGTGCTAGTAAGAGAAGGAAATTAAGACGCCATATGCGTACGGAGGTTTTTAAAAGTATGAAAAGAGATGAAGCACAAAAGTTATTAGCTACGAATATGATGGATGCTGATTATTTTATAGACTTAATGAAGAAAGGTGTTGAAATTGCCTTAAAGAAAGAAGATGTTAATGGAATACGTGGTTTTGTTAATGATGGGATGGAGATACACGGAATGAAGGATAAGGAGACTGTAACTGTTACTGAGAAATTAGAAGCAACACAGACTCGTAAGTTAATAGACAATATCAATGCACAAGAAGACAAACTGGAACTCTCTAGGAAGGCAGAGATTCCAATAGAAAAAGAGACCAAGGAGGTCAAAGATGGATAATTTATGGTTTTATTACATATCAATGTTGGAAGCGGCTAACTTTCCGGGATGGGAGTTATACATTTTCTTACAAACCATACTATGGATAAGTGTTATATTCAGACTACATAGAATTGAAACAAATCAATTAGGAGGCAATAATGATTGAATTTTTAATGTTAATAGTTTTAGGATTAGTTTTACTAAATAGTAGACTATGGGAATCGGGTTATTGGGATACATATGGTAGATATGGACACATCTTTAAAGATAGTAGATGACTACGAGAGTAGATACGCACAAGAACAAGCACTAAAGAAGCTAAAGAGTAATATAGGTCTCTTTGGGAAAACAATGTTCCCGACAGCCTTGAATAAGGATGTCCCCCCGTTTCACCACGAAATATATAGAAATTTGTCGGACGACTCACAAAAGCGTGTATTGATAGCGGCTCCTCGTGGAACTGCTAAAAGTACAGTGACCTCCTTGATTCTACCCCTTCATAGAATCGCTTTTAAGCCGTCCGACAAAGATTTGTTTATAGTTATTATCTCAGAGTCACAATCTCAGAGTATTAACTTTTTATCAAGGATAAAGCATCATCTAAACAATAGTAAAAACTTTAAGGAGATGTTTGGTAATTATGGAGTCGAAACAGCGAAAAGGTGGACGAACAATGACATCGTACTCTCTAATGGAGCTCGTATCATTGCTGTTGGTACTGGTCAGCGTGTTCGGGGGTTTATTGAAGGTGATACTCGTCCTAATCTCATTATTGTAGATGATTATGAGTCAGAATTAAATGCGGCTACACCAGAAGCCAGAGCAAAGAACAGAAAGTGGATAACAGAAGCTGTTATACCTTCTTTATCAGATGATGGAAGAATCGTAATGATAGGGACTGTTATCTCAGAAGATTGTTTTCTATACTGGGCTAAAGAATCACCAGCTTGGGAAACACTATGGTATGCCATATATGATGAAGATGGCAAGAGTATTTGGGAAGAAAGATTTCCTAAAGAAAGAATATTGCAGATAAAAACAGAATTTGAATCTGTAGGTAACCTTAATGGATTCTATCAGGAGTATATGAATGAAGCACAATCACCAGACAATGCCCCCTTTAAACCAGAATATATTAAATTACATCACTACACATATAAGCACCTTGATGGACAAAATCTCCTCGTTCGGAAACGAGATGGAGAATTGGTTAAAAAGCCGGTTGACATCTTCTGCGGCATTGACCCTGCTAGTAGCTTATCTATTCGTAGCGACTTTTTTGTTGTTGCTACTATCGCTGTTGACGGGGATGGCAATTTTTACATTGTGGACATTTTCCGTGATAAAATTGACCCTGCAATCCAGCCAGATAAAATTATCGAGATTTATAAGAAATATCACCCGAAAAGAATGAAAATAGAGACTGTGGGCTATCAAGAGGCACTGAGGGCAAACGTAAGAAAACAGATGCTGGACCAGTCCCTTTATATACCCGGATTGGAAAAGGGCATAAAACCAAGACAGAGAAAGTCCGAGAGATTGTTGTCCTTGGTAGCCCCACTTGCTAGAGGTGAGTTTTTCTTTCGTCCAGAGGATATACACGCACAACAAGAATTTTTATCATATCCGAGAGGAAAACACGATGATATTCTGGATGCAATCTATTATGCAGTGGACGGAGTTAAGAAGTGTAGGCGTAAGGAATTTGTACCTGCAGATGAATATGGAAAAAAGAATAAAGTACTTGACTGGTTGACAATGTAAAGTATAACTTTAACTGGGATGGCTTACGTAGAAAAAGAATCAGAAGTATCAGGTAATATTGTAGAGGAAACACATTCTCTCTTTAAAACCTATTCTAATAAAAGAGAATTATGGGCTCAACAAGCTCAGGAAGACGCTGAATTTCGTTTAGGAAGACAGTGGTCTCAGGAACAAACCCGTATTCTTCTTGAGAGGGGTCAAGCACCACTCGTAGTTAACCGTATCCATCCAGCAGTTGAA